GCGTAGACGTGGCTGTCATCATGATCATGGCCGGCCACGCCCGCCCCTACCATGGCAAGCGCCGCGAAGGTTGGTGCGATTGAAGATCGAAGCCGACGACTGGGGCGCGTGGACCGCGAACCCAATCACCGAAGCCGTTTTCAGGTTGTTCGAGGCGGAAGCAGCCAAGGCCAAAGCGGCATGGCTCGACGCCTCATGGAACAGCGGGAACATCAACCCCGCTCTCCTCGCGTCGCTCAAAGCAAGAGCGGAGGCGTTCGAGCAGCTCAGAGGCATGAGCAAGGATCAGGTCGAGGAATCGAATGGAACAGATGAAACAGATGAGCGTGGCTGACCGTCCGAAGCGCTTCAAGGTGAAGCCGGTGATCAGCGCTGGCGGGATCGTGCCCGTTGAGTTCAAGGTGGTCGTGCGGCCGGTGAAGGTTTCCGACACCTTCGCCACCAAGAGCGGCATCACCCTCTACAAGCCGATCGAGACGAAGGACCAGGAGCAGGCATCCACGATGGAGGGCGACCTCGTCGCCATCTCGCCGCTCGCCTTCACCTATGAGGAATGGCCGGCTGGCTTCGACAAGCCGGCGGTCGGCGAGCGCGTCATCTTCGCCCGCTACGCTGGCGCCACCGCCATCGGCGACGACGGCGAGGAACTGCGCATCATGAACGACAAGGACATCATGGCTGTGCGGAGGAGCGCCGAATGAGCCTCATCGAGCAGCCCCAGGCCGCGCCTGCGGCCGATCAGCAAGTCGTGGCGCCGGGCCTCGGCGACCAGCCCGTCATCCAGGGCGGCACCGATGCGCCGCCGCAGCAGACCGACGCCGAAGCGCGCGCCCGCCAGCTCGGCTGGGTGCCGCAGGAGGAGTTCCGCGGTGACCCGAGCCGCTGGCGCAGCGCCGAGGAGTACGTCGAGCGCGGCTACAATGAGCCGTCGATCGCACGCGCTACCATCGAGCGGCTGCAGAGCCGCATCGAGACGCAGGAGCGCGAGTTCGGGCACCGCCTTCGCTCTATTGAGAGGATGAGCGACGTTGCGCTGAGCCGGCAGAAACAGCAGCTCACGGCGAGCTTCGACCAGCGCATCCGCGAGGCGGCGTCCGTCGGCGACATGGCGGCATTCGACCGACTCAACACCGAGAAGGTGCAGGCGGTTCGCGAGCATGACCTCGAGGTCGCGGATCAGCGCTGGAGGCAGCCGAAGCAGCAGGCGCCGCAGGGCGGCGGGCTCTCGTCGTCGGATCAGGCCGCAGTCGACGAATGGGCGGCCAGCAACAAGTGGGTGACGACCAACCAGGAGATGGCGACCCTCGCGGATATGGTCTCGAAGCGACTCGCGCGCGAGCGGCCAGGCCTCACCGCTCATCAGAACCTCGCCGAGGTCACGCGCGAGGTTCGAAGGCGCTACCCGGAGGCGTTCGCGGCACAGCACGCGGCGCCGAACGGGTCTCCCGTCGAGGGCGGGAGCCGGGTTCCGCTCGGGCGTTCGTCTGCCGCCTCGAGGCTGCCGCCCGAGGCCGTCGCGCAGGCGCAGAAATACATCAAGCAAGGCCTCATCAAGAGCCTTGATGAGTATGCAGCGTCCTACAACGATCACCAGAGGGGCTGACGCCATGAGCAACCCGATGACGCAAGCCCCGACTGTCACCAAGCGTCAGGAAGCGCAGCGCGCAGAGCGCCGGCGCCGCCAGGACACCGGCATTGGCCGGCTCGATCGCCTATCCGTTCCAGGCAAAAAGGATTCTTCATACGTTTATCGCTGGGTTAACGATACCGGCGGGAGAGTACAGATGCTCACCCAGTCGGATGATTACGACGTCGTGACTTACTCCGAGCTCGGAGCGGTCCCGACAGACAAGGACATCGCCGTAGGAGACGGCGTGACGCGCATTGGCGACAAGAGCAACGGCCAGCGCGTGGTGCTGCTCAAGAAGCGCAAGGACTACTTCGAGGACGACAAGCGCAAAGAGCAGGAGTTCTTGGACAAGCGCATTTCCGGCCTTCGCAAGGGCGACGTCGGCGACCAGCGCGGCCTCCAACCCGGTGGAACCACATATGGCGACGTTCAGATTGCTGAACCGCGCCGCAACTCATCGTGAGGGAATGACACATGGCTAACGACAACTCGCCGCGCGGCCTCCGGCCCGTGCGGCACCGCAATGGCGCGCCCTATAACGGGGCCGTCACGCGCTACTACGTGCCGGCGAGCGACTCGACGGCGCTCTATCTCGGTGATCCCGTCATCATCGCCGGCTCGGCCGATGCGGATGGTGTGGCGTCGGTGACGCGGGCGACCGCGGCCGGCGGCGCCTACATCCTCGGCGTCGTCGTCGGCGTCGAGCCCGCCTCGCGCGACTCGACCACCTACCGCCCGGCCTCGACCGCTGCCTACGTGTTCGTGGCTGACGACCCGGACCTCGTGTTCGAGATCCAGGAGGATGCCGTCGGCGGCGCGCTCGCGGCAGCCGACGTCGGCCTCAACGCCGATCTCGTCGCCGGCTCCGGCTCCACGGCGACCGGCTACTCGGGTTTCCAGCTCGACACGTCGACCAAGGCGACGACGAACACGCTGCAGCTTCGCATTCTCGGCTTCGTCCAGAGGGCGAACAACGAGATCGGCGCCAACGCCAAGGTTCTCGTCGGAATCAACCTCCACCAGTCGCGCAACACGACCGGCATCTAAGGGGAGCGCACGCACATGGCTGGTATCATCACCACGGGTTCCAATCCCAAGGCCCTTTGGCCGGGCGTCAAGGCCTGGTTCGGGCAGAAGTACAACGAGCATCCGGTCGAATGGAAAGAGTTCCTCGCCGACCTGTCCTCGGACAAGAACTACGAGGAAGAGGTCGAGATGCCTGGATTCGGCCTCCTTCCTGAGAAGGCGCAGGGGCAGGGCGTCACCTACGATTCCACGGCGCAGGGCGCGACGAAGCGCTACACGCATGTCGTCTACGGCATGGGGTACATCTGCACTGAGGAGGAGAAGGATGACAACCTCTACGAGACCGTCTCAATGCGGCGCGCCGAGAGCCTAGCGTTCTCAGTCCGCCAGACCGAGGAGATCGTCGGCGCGAACGTGCTCAACCGCGCTTTCAACACGTCTTACACGGGCGCGGATGGCAAGGCGCTGATCGTCAACGATCACACCTCGCTGGCGGGCTCGCAGAGCAACGTGCTCGGCACGGCGGCGGACCTCTCCGAGGCGGCGATCGAGGCCATGCTGATCCAGATCATGCAGGCGACCGACTCGCGCGGCCTCAACATCAGCCTGATCGGCCAGAAGCTCGTCGTCCCGCCGGCCTACGCCTTCGAGGCGACGCGCATCCTGCAGTCGGAGCTGCGCTCCGGCACGCCGAACAACGACGTCAACGCCATGAAGAAGATGGGCGTCCTGCCCGGAGGCGTTGCCATCAACCACTACCTGACCGACGCGGACGCCTGGTTCATCAAGACCAACGCCCCGCACGGCCTCAAGCGCTACACCCGTCGCGCGACGTCGTTCGACAAGGATGGCGACTTCGACACGGGCAACTACAAGCACAAGGGCACGGTCCGCTTCTCCGTGGGCTGGACCGACTGGCGCGGCATGTACGGCACGCCGGGCGCCTGATGTCCGAGTTCGGCTGGATCCGCGGCGACCACTGGGTGATCTGCGACGTGTGCGGCTTCAAGGTCCGCAAGTCGCAGTCACGCCTCCGGTGGGACCGTGCGGTCGTATGCCTGCAAGACTGGGAGCCGCGGCACCCGCAAGAGGACGTGCGGGGCCGCGTCGACCGTCAGCGCGTGGACAATCCGAGGCCGAGGCCTGCAGACGTGTTCATCGAGCCCGGTGACGTGACGAGGAATGATCTCTGATGGCGACGTCAGGCTCGACGGACTATGCGCTCAACGCCCGGCAGGTGATCGAGTTCGCCCTCGACAAGATGCGCGCCGTCGGGCTTGGGCAGAACGTTGACGCCGACGAGATGTCCCGCAGCAAGCGCGAGCTCAACGTCATGCTCAAGGGCTGGCAGGTCGCCGGCCCGAACCTCTGGCGCCTCACCGAAGCCTCGCAGACGCTGACGAGCGCCAACGGCACCTATACCCTCTCGACGACGAAGCCGATCCGGATCGAGGAGGCCCGCTACCGCGACGCCAACGGCCGCGACATGCCGATGGAGCGGTTGACGCGCGCTGAATACCTCGAGCTGCCCGAGAAGACCTCGAGCGGCATTCCGACGTGCTTCTACTTCGATCCGCAGCGGGATGCGGGCGTGCTCTATGTCTGGCCGGTTCTCGCCGTCGCGACGACGGAGGTGATCCGCTACAGCTACGTCCGCCGCATCGAGGACATCGACGACGAGAACAACGACCTCGACATCCCGCCGGAGTTCATCGATCTCATCGGCTACAACCTCGCGGCCCGCCTCCTCGACAACTACGGCCGCGCCGATGCCGCCTCGCAGCGGATCATCCAGCGCGCCCAGCTTCTGGTGATGCAGGCGCGCGACCATGACCGCGAGCCGATCGTGAGGTTCGCGCCCTATGGCTGACCTGCCGATCAGCTTCGGTGTGCAGTCGAGCCCAGGCCGCGAGTTCGCGGACACGGGACCGCGGCACTTCAACGGCTACGCAGAGCCGCACGCGGACGCCAAGGTTCCGGCGCCGATCCATGCGTTCGATGGGTTCGACCTGTTTTCGACTCTCACGAACGGCGGCAAGCTGCGCGGCGCTGTCGTGATCGGGCCGCATGCCTACGTGATCTCGGGAAATGGGCTCTTCAAGGTAACGGAGGCCGGCGCGTCGACGCTGCTCGGCGGCATTCCCGGCACCGGGTTCTGCGCCGTCGATCGCAACCAGGCGACGCCGCCGCAGATCACCATCGTGACGGAATACACGGCATTCGTGGTCGAGAACGACGTGATCACGCAGGTGACGGACGAGGATCTGCTCCCGCCCGTGAGCGTTGCGACGGTCAATCATTCGTCGGTCTACGCTGCGGCATCGGGCCGGATCGTGTGGTCGGAATCGGACGATGCCGCCAACATCGCCGTCGGGTCGCTTGTGACCGCAGAGGCCGAGCCGGACGGCATCGTCATTGCCGTCGAGTTCAAGGGCGACCTGTGGGCCTTCGGCGAGAAGGCGGTCGAGATCCTTCGAGACACGGGCCAGACGACGGACAGGTTCCAGCGCATGCCGGGAGGCGTCCTGCGGCGCGGGTGCAGGTCGAAGGGATCGGTCCAGAAGATCGGCGATTTTGTCGTTTGGGTCGGCGACGACGGGCACGTCTACCGGGCCAGCGGGCAGGGGCTCGAGCAGATTTCGCATGATGCCGTACAGAGGGATGTCGTCGCCGTCACCGACCCCAACACGATCACGTCATCCGCCTTCACATGGCGCGGCGTTCCCTTCTACACCGTGTCGAGCCCGACGTGGACGTGGCAGGTGAGCCTCAAGACGGGGAAATGGTTCGAGCGGACCTCGTTCCGGTCGACGCGCTGGATTGCGGAAGGGGCATTCGACTTCAACGGCAAGACCATCCTCGGCGATGTGTCGTCCGGCAAGCTCTACATTCTGCGCGACACGGCGCGCTCGGAAAACGGCGTGAAGTCGACGGTTCGGCTTCGCTCGGGCGTGGTCGATGTGTTTCCGCACCTGCTCACCATCGACGCGCTCGACATCGACTTGCAGACGGGCGTCGGCCTCAACTCGACGGACGATCATGAGAGCGACCCGCAGATCGGCCTGCGCATTTCCAAAGACGCTGGCGCGACGTGGGGAAACCAGCGGATGGCGACGCTCGGCGGCGTCGGCGCGCGCAACACGCGCGTCCGGTTCAACTCGCTCGGCACGGTTCCTGAGTCCGGCATGGTGTTTGAGCTCGAAATCTCTGCGCCGGTAGTTCGCACGTTCCTTAAGGCCGTTGCGCGCGGCGAGGCTGCCGCGTGAAGATCTCTCGCGATATCCCGATGGATCACCGGGTCGCGGGGCAGGACGGGCGCCTCACGGTGCACTGGCTGCGCTGGAGCGAGGACGTCGGCCGCTCGATGCAGAAGCTCTCGACGGAAATGGCAGCGCTTGAGCCCCTGTCGGGCAGCGCGACGCTCTCCCAGGTAATCACCGCGTACAACGATCTCCTCGCCGCGCTCAAGCGCGTCGCACCCTGAAAGGACAGAGCATGGCAGGCGGTTATCTTGGTGGGATAGTGCGGCGCAACAGCCCCGACAGGAATATGGTTCGCGGCGCAGGAGCGCGTGCGGACATGCCCGAAGTGATCGAGGAGCATCCGAACCGACCGCTTGCTGACTGGTTCGATCGCGTGACGATGCTATCTGACAACCCGCCCAACATGGCGGGCGACAACGCCGCGAGGAGAGTGCAGGATCACTACTCTGGCGCAATCAATGCGGTTGGTGACGTGATGGCCCGGCGCGCCGAGCTTCGCAACGCGCGCGGGGATGGCGAGATGTCAGCGCAGCTTACCCGCATTCTCGAAGGAATGCGGGAAGCCGCACGGCAAGCGGGCGTCGACCCCAGCGATACGATCGCGGTTCTGCGCCATGCAGAGCGGACCGACCCGACGGACTCGACCATGGAAGCCGCCGCCGCGATTCGCAGCTTCCTCGGCGGCGGGCATGGCGCAGCCCAGTCCTATCCCCAGCAGCGGCGGTAACCCCCCATGTTCCCCCTGATCGCGGCCGGCATCGGCGCCGGCGCCTCCCTCCTCGGCGGCTACCTCAACAACAAGGCGCAGGCCAAAGCGCAGCAGCAGCAGTTGGCGTTCCTCCAGCAGGGCGTCAACCAGCTCGGCGGTCAGCGGGACTGGATGCTCGCCGACCGGGAGGACGCGCTCGGCCGCTGGCAGCCGCTCGTCAACAGCGGCAACCAAGCGCGGGGGTTGCTCTCCGGGTTCCTCGGTCTCAACGGCGCCGAGGAGCAGGCGGGGCTCCTCAACAACTTCCAGAACGATCCCGGCATCTCGTTCCTGACAGATCAGGGTCGGCGCTCGATCGAAGCGTCGCGCGCGTCACGCGGGCTCCTGCACGCGGGTGGCACCGTTCGCCAGCTCGGTGAACTCGGCATGGCCGCCGCCAACGACGTCTACAACAAGCGCATCGCGGGCCTCACGCAGATGGCGCAGTCGGGCCAGGCCGCGCTCCAGGGCCAGACGGCGACGAGGCTCGGCTACCTCGACAACATCACCAAGCTCAACACCGGCATCGCCGGCATTTACGGCGGCATGGGCAATGCGTCGGCTGCCGGCACGATCGGGCAGGCGAACGCCTGGAGCGGCGCACTGCAGGGCGCAGGAAATGCGCTCGGGTACGGGATGGGCGCCGGCGGCAGCGGCTATCTCCAGGGTCTCTACAATCGTTACTTCGCTGACCCGACCATGGGCGGCTGGGATGCAACCGTAGCGGCGGCCTGACACCATGCAGCAGATGGGGCTCATCCCTCAATCGCAGAGCTTCGACGTCAACGGCTATCTCTCGGCCTTCCGGCAGGGTGAGCATGATCTGCTTGCTAGGACGCAGCGGGAGAACCGCGCGAACATGGGCCGCATCGCCAATGACCAGGGCTATCTGGCGGCGTTCCGCGAGGCGATGTCGGTGGGCGATATGGACTGGGCCGCCCGGTTTCAGGCCATGGACACGCAGCAGCAGCAGCGGTTCTCCGACACGCTCGGGCGGCTCGCGTCGGCGGCTGACACGCCGGAGCGCTGGAATACGCTGATTGCGCAAATGCGGACCCGCTTCGGCGCGGAGAGTATCCGCGGATTCGAGGATTTCTCCTCGCGCCCGGCTGCGATCCGCGTTTCCATGACGGCTTCGGAAAACCTCGCAGAGCAGCATCGCCGCGCCATGCTCGCCGAGCAGCGCCGCATGCACGATGCGCAAATAACGCACATGCGCGCGCAGGACCGACGCCTCGACGATCGCAGTGCCCTCGACATGGAAAACGTCGAGCTTCGCCGCCGGCAACTGGATGCTCAGAACCTCTCGCGCGACCGCGGCTTTACGCTACAGAGCCTCACGTCTTTGGCTCGAGCCCGCACGCCGGAGGAGTTCCAGCTCGTCGCGCAGACGCTGCGGCCGTTCCTGGGCCGCGTGCCGAACTTCAACGAGCGGGATCGCCTCGTCCAATCGGCGATGGATAGCCTCGAGGAGTTCGACGTGGTGCCGGACGAGAACGGCCGTCCGTCGCGGGTCTCTCGCGGGTGGTCGCCAATGGTGCTGGCGGCACTCGGTCCTGCTGGCGTCGGCGCTCCAGGCGGTCAGGCTCAGCCGCAGCCGGCGCCGGCTCAGCCGCGCCCGGTCAACCCAACCGCGATCATGGACGCTGCGGCAGCACTCACGCCGGTCCTGGCGCGGGACAACGCGCGCTTGAATCTCCCTGGCGTCCCGCGCATGGATCTGGCGCCGAACGCTGCCCTTCAGGGGGTTCCGAATACGGCGCTCGATGGCCTCCTGCCCGGCTCTGTTCCCGCCGCCCAGCCGCCACAGCAGGCGCAGCCGGGCATTCCCTTGCAGGCACCTGCGGCGCGCCCGGCTCCAGGGATTTCAGCCCAGCGGCCGCCGCTCGGCGGTCCTGGCGGTGGCGGCTTTCCTGTCGTTCCGGTTGCTGCCCCTGGCGGGATGGCGGTGGGTGGCGCGCCGAGCGGCGGCGTGGTTCCGGTTCAGGGGACGCAGGGCGGCGGTGCTCCGGATGGAGGGCAGCGCGGCTACAGGGGGCCAATCGGCGCACGCCGGGAGATCGTCGAGGAGATCGAGACGAACTATGGTGCGCCGTCGACCTGGGGGCAGAACGGCGTGGCAATGCCGCCGCACTCTGTCATCCAGCGCTACTGGCAATCTGTGAACGGGAGCTCGGGCACCATCCGCGGCCGTCAATATACGGCGGATGGCCAATCAGTGCCGATCCAGCAGCGCGGGGGTGACGGCGGCGCGACCGGGAACAGCGCGTCGTCCAACGCCCGGCGACTGATCCCGGAGATCCTCAACCAGCTCGACGTCGTGGGTGCTTACCTGCAAAGCACGTCTATCCCTGGACAGGTCATCGACAACACGGGCGGCCCGCTGTCGCAGTGGGCGGGCGGTGGCAGGTTCACTCAAGCCCAGGCAAGCTACGGCGAGGCGACCCGCGTCATTATGCACGCCCTTTCTGGTGCGCAGACCGCACGGCAAGAGTTCGACCATTACGTCCAGATGTTCACGCCGCAAGCGTGGGACAGCGCCGAGGTCCGCCTCCTCAAGCACAACCGGATCGCTGGTGCGCTTCGCACGCTGCAGGGGGTGACGGAAGACTTCACGGACGCCAATCTCGCGGAGTTCCGCCGGTATCTCCGGCAGAACCTGCAGAACTATTACGGAGTCAATGCCGACGACCTTGCCCGGTTCCGTGGCCGCGGTGGGCAGACGCCGCCTGGAGCACAGGGCGGTGGTGGCGCCCCCGCGCCGGCAGGCGGAGGCTGGGGTGGCGCCGGCGGCATGTCGACGCAAGACATCATTCGGAACATGCGATAGACCATGCAACCACTCGAAGCGCTTGTTGAACTCGAACGACGCGGCGCCGCACCGGAGCGGTTCCGCCCGATCCTGAACGACCTGAACGCCGCTGGCATGCTGACGGCCGGAGACAACGGCCTGCCGCAAATCGCGGGCGTCATAGAGCTCTATTCCCGCGGCGTGCTCAACGATCGCGACAACCCGGACTTTAACCGCAATCTCGGCCGGCAATACCTGCCGATCATGCAGCGGCTGGTGGCTCAGGGCCTCGTCACGCCCTACGTGCCGCAGAACCAGCGCGACGGCACCCTGCGCCTCATGCAGCACGGCCAGACCTTCGGCTTCTCCGACGAGATCCAGGCCGGCCTCGGGGCGGTGCGCGACCGGATTACGGGTGACGCTCAAAGCCTCGGAGAAGGCTACGACTACAATCTGGCGGTGCAGCGCGAGAATATGCGGCAGGCGCGGAGGCAAACCGGGCCGATCGGTGCCGTGGCGGCCGAGGTGGTCGGCGGCCTGCTTTCGCCTGCGGCTAGGATGAGGAGCCTTGGCGAGGGCGCGACGGTCGCGCAGCGCGCCAACCAGATCGGGCTCCACTCGGCTGGCTACGGCGCCGTCCAGGGCTTCGGCGAGGCCGAGGGTGGCATTGAAAACCGCGGCGTCGGCGCCGTCACTGGCGGTGTGCTCGGGTATGGCCTGGGAGCTGGTCTCGGCGCGGGCATCGCCCGCTACGGCGATTGGCGCGCGGCCCGGGTCGCGCAAGCCGAAGCGCGTCAGGTCGAAACTGCCGCCATCAACCAGAACGTTGCGGGAGAGTTCACCGAGGCCGGCGTGCCCGTGTTCGCGCCTGCCGTGACGTCGAGCCCGACCATCCGCACGACGGCTGAGACCGTGATGGGGAGCGCCGTCGGTCAGCCGCTCGTCAACAGCGCGCGTCGGTCGATCACTGCGCTCGAGGGGCAGATCGGCGAGACGATCGCAGAGGCCGGCGGACGCCGGGCAAGCGATGAGCTTGGCCAGGAGGTTCAGGGCCTCCTGCGCCGGAGCCTGGATCAGAACACGATCCCGGGCGCCGTCGTCAACCGCATGACGCCGGCCGAGGCGGAGGCCATCTCGCATGTGCCGACAGGGCCCGGCTACGTGCCGCCGCGGCCTCGCGTCGATCCGGTGCCGCCCGTCGAGATCCAGCCCGTCCAGCCTCGCACGCTCACCATCGACGACGTGCCGACACCTGCCGTGCATGTGCCGCCGGAGCCTGTGCGGACCAATTATCGCCCGTTCGAATCCGTCACGCTCGAGGAGATCAATCCGCAGATCGCACAGCGTATCGCAGCCGCCAGAGCGGAGATCGACGGCGTCTCCCGCATCCACAACGAGCGCGTCCTGCCTGCGGCGCGTCAGGCGGAGACGGCGTTCCGGCGGGACATGAACGAGCTTTTCCAGAGCCTTCAGCGAGACCCGCAGAGCTATTGGATCCTCCGCGAGCGCGGAATACACAACCTCGACGACTTCATCAATTCGGGCGTCGGACCGCAGCGCAACGCGCTCGGCCTTGTCGATGACCTGCGGCATGTTCGCGGCCGCTACGAGCAGATCAACGCAAGGTTCGACGAGGCCCTGCGCCCTTACGCCGAAAGCAACGCCCGCTACGAAGCCCTCGCGACCCGCATCCGCGAGCTCGAAGCGCAAGGTGAGCGCATCCGCGACGAAGGCTGGCGCCTCATGGTCCAGAACGAGCACGGCAACGCAGTGCGCCGTGCCGAGGAAGCCACGACGCAGCGCCGCGTGTCAGCAGAGACGTCGGCGCGCGAGCAGGCTCTGGCGCGGGCACTGGCGGAAGAGAACGAGCGCGCCATTCAGGAAACCGCCCGCATGCGGGGGACGGCGCGGTCTGAAGCCGATGCCGCAACCCGCGCCCGTCAGCGCGAGGCGGACGCCAAGTACGACGCCGACATGGCGAGCTATTCGCCGCACTACCGGCCCGGAGCTTCGCGGGAGCACTCCTACAAGACCGAGTTCGACGCTGCTTACCGCCAGATCGAAGCAAACGCTCCAGGCCAGATCGGCAACTACATGTCGCCGATCGTCATGCATCAGCCGCCCAAGCGCGTGAACGTGATGGGCAAGACGGTGGAGATCCCTCAGCAGAGCATCTCCGAGCGGACGGCCGTCATGGAGTTGATCAATGACTTCGGCCGCGAGGGGCGCGGCCGAAACCTGCTGCGAGGCTGGAAGGACTACGACTTCAACTCGCAAATGCTGTGGGATTACTTGCGTAACAGGCTTGGCGGTGAAGTCGCTGGACGGTTGCATCTCGGTGTCATCCCGAACAAGGGCAAGGGCAGCAACCTGCGCCGCGACATGCCTCTCGAGGGGCTAAGGCATCTGCGGACAACGGTGCGGAGAACGGCCGAGGCGCCGTTCCGTCCGGATGACATTACCGACAGGGCGATGCTCCAGCGCCTGAACGGCGCCATGACCGAAGACCTGCAGACCATGCTGCGGAGCAAGTACGGCCCCGAGTACACGATGGCCGCCGACCGCTTGAAGATGGTGGATGCCGCCTATGGCAAGCACAAAGACGAGATGGTCGATACGCTCAGAAAGCTGTTCGGCGACAACGTGGCCCCGGAACAGGCGCTGCAGTTGCTGCAGAAGGCCGCTCAGCGCTCCACGCACGACATCGACCTCCTTCGCAAATTCTACCGCGTCGCCACCGAGAAGGGCGACGTGAAGCGCGCAACCGGCGCCATTCTCTCCAACATGGCCGAAGGGGGAATGCCGGAGTTCCTGAAGCGCTACGGCGGCCTTTCGAGCGAAGCCAAAAAGATCATGTTCGCAGGCAACGCCGGCGAACTCGGCAACGCGCTCGAGCGCCTCCATCGCATCGCACGTCGGCTCGAGCCCTACATGATCGAAGGGCGCGGCCTGGATCTTTTCCGCGTCCCGAATATGCTCATGGGCGCTACGCTCATGTTTCACATCCCCGCAGGCATCGCCCAGGCCGTCGGCATGAACGGCATGGCCCGCCTGCTCGCCTCCGATCGCTTCCTGAACTGGCTCACCGCAATGCCCAAGGCGCGGACGGCCTGGACGCCGGAGTTCCGCGAGGGGATGGGCCGGCTTCGCAACATCCTGATGATCGAGTTCGGTCTCACCGACGCGGCGGCAGACGCCATGCTCGGCGACGTCACCAGGAACATCCGCGGCCAGCCCCGGTCCCGCGCGGCCGCCTGATCCACCTGAGTTCACCCGCGTTCGCTCCCCTCTCTCGCTACCAGCAAGAGACGATGATCCATGACTGACAGCTTGCTTTTCCCGTGGTCCGGCCACCGCATCGACGACACGACGGGAGACCCCGAAAGCGGCGGCTATATCCGTGTCTACGACGGAGGAACGCTCGACCAGCGGGACGTCTTCACCGACCGCGGGCTCACGACCGCGGCAGCGTGGCCGATCACGGGCGACGGCGGCGGCCTTTGCCCTGTCCGCTACCTCGGGACGGGCGCCTACAAGGTGCGTGCGTTCAAGGCGGATGGGACACTGCTGTGGGAATACGACGATCTCCCTGGCGCTCTGGACACGTCGGATTTCGGCGGAAGCGGCTCTGCAACGCCTCTGACTCCGGTCAGTGTCGAAGCGGTGAGCCGCAGCCTGACGGCAGCCGACTTCGGCAAGCTGCTGTCCATCAACCCGACCTCTGGCGACGTCATTCTCGCGGCCCCGAGCGCAACGGGTGTCACCAACGGCTTGCCTCTGACTGCGGTCCACGCGGGAACCGCCAATGCGGGAGTCATCACCCTTCCAGGGCAAGACACCATCGTTTTGAGCGAGCCCGGCGAGGCTGTGACGATCGTCAGCACAGCTGCGGCCTACATCGTGGCCGTGGACAAGTCGAGCACGGCGCCCGCGTGGTATCCTAAGATTGCCGATCGCCTGACAGCGGCCCCAACGTCGCCCGTGACCGGCGCCTATTACCTCGTCAACGGAACGCCGACTGGGGCATGGTCTACTCTCGGTTTTGCCGAGCACGATCTTGCCCGATACGACGGCAACGGCTCCTATATCCGCTTCCGCCCAACGACTGATTGCGGCTGGCTCGCCTATGTCCAAGACGAGGACATGCTCGTCCAGTTCCGCGGCTCGGCCTGGGTCGACCTCTCCAACATCACCGCGCCGTCGAGCACCACCCTCAAGCAGGCCCTGTTCCTCGACCAGCGCGCGGACGGCACGGCGGGAGGCTCGGCCACAGCGGCGGCATGGACGACGGCAACGCTCGGCACCCAATCGACCAACAC